TTACAATTACAATCCAATGCTCTACCAACTGAGCTATCGCACGTATGACACCGACAGGATTTGAACCTGTGCTCTTTCGAACCAGAGCCTTAATCTGGCGCCTTAGACCGCTCGGCCACGGTATCACAAAATTATTATGTCTGTATTCTTTAAGTAAGGATGTTCTTTCCAATACTACTCGTACTTGTAATCGTACTTGTACTTGTACTCGTACCCGTACTCGTACTCAAACACAAAAGAGAAAAACCAGAGTATAAGTGTTTTCTACTGACCCTTGAAACATCAGCCGACCGACGCGAAAAGTTTCTCAAACATTACGGCGATTCAATACCTTTAGAAATTATATACGGTTCGGATACCAGGAAACTCGAAAATGCTAAAAAGTACCAGAAAATTATAGAACCAAACTATTACCGTGAGGCTTTGAAACTCCATTATAACGCAAACAAAACGCGCCCGGATATTACGTATTTCAATTTAGGGGCTATTGGGTGCTATATGGGTCATATGGAGTTTTATAGACGATGTTTCGATCAAAACCTCAAGTATGCGGTTATTTTCGAAGATAACGTCATCATAAAAGATAAGCGTGTTTATAAAGAAATTCAAGATGTCATAAACAAAAAGGGTGATGATTTTGAAATGTGTTTCTTCCACTGCTTATCGCGCTACCCCGATAAGGAAAGTGCTGAAAAAAGCGGGCTCGAACGCGTTAAATGGATTTCGAGTACCAAGTGTTATCTCATACACGTTGATAACATGAAAAAGTATTATAAACACTTTTTTCCAATAGATAATCACGTTGACATGAAACACGAAGATATCATTGCGCGAGGTGCGCGTGTTTATTATAAAGATCTCAGACACTGTTTACATATTGACCGTACACATAACAGTACTATTGGACACAGTAATTGGAAGCGTAAAGATTTTTTTTCAAAACAACACCCTACGACAACTACAGACGTACTCGAATACGGTTGGTAATTTACTTTAGTTCCATGGTATATCTTGAGGACGAAAACGACACCCAATTTTTAAAAAGTCAACAAACTTTCTAAATTCTGGCTCCGGAATTTCCATGTTTTCCATAGAATCGAGTACTTCACCCACGTACCTATTATACGCTTTGTGACCACCTCTGTGTGTATGTCGATTCGTTCGTAAATTACCAATCTCGCGAGGCATCATGATTATGTTTTCGCTCGAGTTTATATCATAGTTTAATTTTTCTATAAGTGAGTGACTTCTGAACTGTGCTGGTATAACATGATGGTCTTCTACATTACGTACGTTCCAACGAATCTTAAATGCACGCCGAAGAAGCGACCCGTACCGCATGTTATTATCATCATATAAATTTATACCGTAACGCATCATCGAGTCTTCGAGTTCGTCAACCTCGTCCCACGCTATAAAACATGCATTAGTTGATTTCTCTGCACATGTTTCGTGGGCGTACTCTACAGCCTCCTTAAACCGTAACCGAAGACGTGCATTATCGTGACGTTTAAACCCAAGTTTTGGTTTCTTAGAGTATGTACTTTCGAGAACATTCCGCCGAATTTGATCACGTTTATACTCTGGAGTGTGTGCACAAGACAAACACTTCATATAATTTCTATTAAGATACTTTTTACACGTGGGATACGCGTGTAAAAAGTAAGTAAGTAAGTGCTCCTAGTGGGGATCGAACCCACAGCCTCGGCGTGCCTGCGTAACACTAAAATTACATAATATACATAAGTCGTATAAGCACCGCGCTCTGACCAATTGAGCTATAGGAGCCTACATGTTTACTATACGTAACTTTTCTTTAAACCTGTTCTTCCGAATTGTATGATTTCAAATCAACAGAAACTCGGGATGTTGGTGTACCTGGACGTTTTTTGAGTAACCAGTTTTTGAGTATCATGTTTTTATGACTATCCGTGTCTTCACCGCAATTAATAACACTTAAACCATTACATACATCGGGTTTATTTTCCCTATCAGGAAACGCTTCGTTAAATGCAGCGATAGAATCAGAAGGTATATCAGGTGCTTCATCAAGTAATCTATCGTATTCGACACGAATTTTATTTACAAAATCCAAAACGTCTTCGCGGTGTTGCGTTTCCAAAGATAACTCCATATCTATGTTCCTATACAGTTTCGAGTATTGTACAGACATAGCCGAATGTGTTTCCACAAGTCGCGCCGAGTTATTAAACTTGGAAATTGATGTAAGTATACCCGCGACGACGTTCATAAACGCAAAAAAATATTGAAAAATAATAATTTTTTGTTTTTGGTCATTGGACATACTATTTGTATCCGGACTTAAAACAGCAAAACCACCAACGCCTGTAATACTCGATATAATTATAGATGGGTACGATAACCAATCGTGCTGACGTTTATATGAAACGCGTGCGTGATTGTGTAACCAGCGATACCCAGCAGCTTTTTCGGCCCAGCGTTTAAGAAGATTTTCTTGTTTTGGACACCAATGGTGTTGTTCTGGTGTACTCATTACTCTTTCTTAGAAAATAAGTATGCATATTCACGAGCTAATTTGTCAACGTGTTCGTTCTTCTCGTTTCCGTTGTGTGCCTTGACCCATTTCACGTCAACCGTTTTAAACGCGCGCATAAGTTTTAACATGTGTATCCATAAATCTTTATTCTTCACCTCACCACCCGAAGCTGTTGTCCAACCGTTTCTTTCCCAGTTTTTAGACCATTCGAGTAAACCCATTTTTACATAGTTACTATCCGTATACACACGGACCCTATCGTGTTTGAGTTCCAAACACTTCTCGAGTGCTTTTATAACCGCGGTCATTTCCATAACATTATTTGTGGTTATCTTGGAACCTCCCCGACCTATCACGTTTTCTATAAGATAGGCCCATCCACCTGGTCCGGGATTGCCGAGACAACTTCCGTCTGTATAGACTTCTATCATACTTATTATATAAGCTTATAAATCTTTATGTTTCGTCTTCGTAATATGATTTTGGGATACACCAATACATCATTCTATCGAAATTTATATATAAAATACCAAACACGGAAAATGCTATTATTATTTCAAAAATAACTTCCATATGTTTATATGAATACTTAAAATTTTAACCTGTTATTCATTAAATGAACCATTACCAAGACTGGGATCCTGTCATTATTCGTGGGAAAGTTAACAAAGAAAAGGAAAAAGAAAAGTATGTTAAGTTCATGGGTCAGGAAATAAAGTTACCTAAACGGAGTCAATATTCGGGTAAAACAAGGGAACAAAAACTCGATGAAACCGAGTTAGGAATACACAAAAAGGTCAGTAAAGAAGTAGCATTAACGATTCAAAAAGCGCGCGTTGCAAAACAGTATACACAAAAGGATCTCGCGGGTCTCATAAACGTATCAACAGATATCATCTCTTCATACGAATCGGGTAAAGCTATACCGGATCCCAAAATCATGCAAAAATTACGTCGGGTTTTGGGGGTTAAATTATAATACGGGTAATCTTTGACCATTTGGACCAAGTCTGAAATTACCACCGTTTGGACCTTGCATAATAGGTTGTCCGTTTTGTACCAAACCTGTTTTTATAGCACCCATTCTATTAGAAACACGCGCCTGTGCTTGATTTAATTTAGAAGTTCCATACGTAATTGCATTTCGTTTCATTCCATTTATAGCTTGTTGACCTCTATTTTTTGCTATAGAAACCATTTGATTTCTAGAATCTTTCAATTCAGATTTTGCTTTTTTAGCTGCACCTTTTGCAGCCATTTTTGCTAATGAGCCAAACCCCATGTTACTTTGTATTAAATATACATTTTAAAATTTGGTCTAAATTTTAAAATCTAATTTTTATTTATTTTTTTACTAGATAACTAACTTAGTTGGAGAACGCGAGACCGCCCATGCCAGATTGGATTCTGAGAACGTTATAGTTGGTCGCGAACATGTTAAGAGTGGTTTTAGCCGAACCAGACTTAGTCGCGATAGAAACTTGGGCGTTGTCAATTCTGGAGAAGTTGCAGGTACCCGTTGGTTGGTGCTCTTCTGGCTTAAGCGCAAAGGAGTACGAGTAGACACCTGGCATTGGGGAGCCAGAGTGGTGGTTGTACGCTTGGACAGTGTTGAAGTACTTACCATCTTGTTCCTTGAATCTGTCTTGGCCGTTGAGAACCAACTTGAACGAACTGAGTGGACCAGAAAAGTCTTCGTCAAATTGAGCAGCACCTTCGGAAGACGCGAGCATTGGCGCACCAGCCAAGGATGGTGGAACGAAGCAGTTGGCAGACGCAACAGCGGCGACGTTGGAAGAGACAGTAACTTCAGTGTCCGAAAAGTTCCAGATACCGTTCAAGTCACCAACAACGTTCGAGCTCGCTTCAGTGCACCACACCAATTCCTTAACTGGGTGGTTGTAGGACAATCTGATTTGTTTGGTGGAACCAGCCGCCGCCAAGGAGTCAGAGCCAGTGTGTTGGACTTGTTCAATCAAGTATTCGTGTCCCTTTTGGGCGAATCGTCTGCGCTCTTCGGTGTCGAGGTAGATGTAGTTACCCCAAACCTTGAACGAATCGAAGTTATCGTCATAGACACCAGTCAAGTCAAAGTCCAATCGGACTTCGTGGTATTGCAAGGCAATCAATGGCAAGGCCAATCCTGGGTTTCTGTTAAAGAAGAAGATCAATGGCAAGTAAACCTTCGAGGCGTCCTTGGAAGTGGAAGTCATCTTACCCCAGTTCAACTTAGCGGATTCATCCAAGTACAATTCAGCGTACAATCTCCACCATCTTTGGTAGTGCTTGTCGATTCTTTGACCACCGATGGACAATTCAACATCCTTGATAGCAGATTCAGCGACCCACGCGTCTTCAGTATTGTCAAACGCTTGCTTCGCTCTCAATTCAACGTACATGTCCGCAATCAAATCACCGTTTCTGGCGATCGTGACGGAGACGCGACCGTTGTTCGCGGCAGTGCCGTTAACAGTTTGTTCGATGTTTTCCATCGCAAAGTTGGTGTGGCGTTTGTAAACCGCCTGGAAGAAAGTGACTTTTGGGTTACCAGTCAAGTAGACGTCTTGGGCGCCATAGGCGACGAGTTGCATGAGACCTCCGGCCATAGTGTGTGTTTTTGTACTATATACCAAGATTTTTTTTTCGGATGAGACCCGCGAAAAAACTCACAATGATTTTTCCTGGTATATAGAAATGACCGACCAAGAAGAACCACTTCTTGAACCAACTGAAGAAAATGAAAACTCGGAAATTATTTCCGATGATGAACTTCCTGTAATAGAAGACACTCTCGAATTATCAGACGACGATGAAGATATGGAAATGTTTGAAGAAGATGACGAAGAGTATATGATGGACATGGGTGGTCTATTGAGTTCCGTACTCGCGACCGAAGACGGTGATACTGTCTGCTCTGCACTGGTAAATATTTCGAGACAGATGGAAATTCAAAATAAAATTCTTATAAAAATGTTATCCCATATGCAAAAAAAATAACTTAGAAAAATAGTCCGTATGTAATAGAAGAAAATGGACGAGACACATTATATCAGTTCTGATGCAAATCCACGCGAATCGAATGCTATAATGTGGTCCAATCAAATTCAATCGCTTAACCCTGAAGAGTTTATGCACCTTTTGTCACAACTTGAAGACGTATGGGACATTAATACTACAAACAATAACATGATCTCATTTCAAATTGGTTATAAAAACTTTATAAACCCTCAGGATCTCAATCCTGAAACGGGTATTCCTGATAGGTTTGATGTCGAACTCGTTTCTGGAAACCATAAGCGTTTGAAAATGCAATTAGGACAAATGTATCATCGGGCTGACGTTTTAAAACTTTTGGATGTCGAGGATGACGAAGATATGAAAATATCCATGCGTATTAACCGTTTGATAGACCAAGTTGACGATGCATGGCAAATTATTTTTCGTGCGGCACGTATTCATGAGCGGATTAATAACCCAACGTATGTTCCTATAAACCCAGAGTCTGACCCTTCTATTTTTAGGTGTTCTACCATGGATAAAATTGAAGAATTAGCTCCGTATCAACAAGCTATACTCGCGTGTTTACAAAACTTATATGAATCTAATATCAAGAGGTACAAAGGATATTGTTGTACACAGATTAAAACAGAAGATGATAAAGATACCCGCGCTTGGAAACAGGTAGAAACTATACAAGACTACGTTTATGGTGTGGCACAAAAAGAAACACGGTATGAACTTTGGAAAAACTTATCGAGTAGGGGTTCAGCTTATAATGATGTTATTCGACACTTAACAAACTGTAAAGATATGCAGTTTCCTGAAATTATTAAAAATCGTCACGTTTGGTCATTTAAGAACGGAATTTTTATAGGTAAGGAATGGTCTGCAAAGACGGGTCTTTACGAATCTCCATTTTATACGTACGAATCACGGGAATTTAAGAATCTTGATCAGTCTATTGTAAGTTGTAAATATTTCGATAAAGAGTTTGTAAACTATGACCATATTGAAAACTGGTATGACATCCCGACCCCATTTTTTCAGTCCATTTTAGAATACCAAAAATTTGAAACGGATGTATCTAAATGGATGTATGTTATGGGTGGCCGTCTATGTTTTGATGTAAACGATATAGATGCGTGGCAAATTATACCCTTTTTAAAAGGTATTGCGAGGTCGGGTAAATCAACACTCATTACAAAAGTGTTTCGTAAATTTTATAACGCAGATGATGTACGTACACTTTCAAATAATGTCGAGAAGAAATTTGGATTATCGTCTATTTATGATGCATTCATGTTTATTGCCCCTGAAGTAAAGGGAGATTTACAACTCGAACAAGCTGAATTTCAATCTATTGTGTCTGGTGAAGACGTTTCAATTGCTGTAAAACACGAAAAGGCAAAATCTTTCGAATGGAAAACACCGGGTGTACTCGGTGGTAACGAAGTTCCTAACTGGAAAGATAATTCGGGAAGTGTCTTGCGTCGTATTCTTACTTGGAACTTTGGTAAACAAGTAAAAGATGCAGATCCAATGCTCGAGACAAAACTTGATAATGAACTACCAATTATACTTCAAAAGTGTATTCGTGCATATTTAGAATATGCACAAAAGTATGCGGATAAAGATATTTGGAACATTGTTCCTGAATACTTCAAGGCGGTTCAGCGACAGGTTGCAACTATAGCGAGTACACTCGAAAACTTTCTTCAGTCGACGGGTGTAAAATACGGCCGAGAACTCTACTGCCCACAAAAGGAATTTGTTGCCTTATTCAATTCGCATTGTACAGCAAACAATCTCGGTAAACCGCGGTTTACGCAAGACTTTTACGTCGGACCATTTAGTCAGAGAGATATAGAAGTTCGTGAAGAAACGCTTACATATAGAGGGCGAGTATATCCAAAACAAGCATTCATTTTTGGTGTTGATATAGTCGATGATACCGTGGCTTTTGGCAATGATTATTAAAATATCAGTCTACCATAAGATATGGATCCCAGACAGTTCATAAAAAATTCAAACGTCAATATACAAAGGTCCGAACCCATACAAACAAATGGTCTTAAAATTGGAAAGTTCAACCCGGGTATGTATAATGTTCTCGTAAACCGAAACTTTTCAAAAGATGAAAACCGCGTTGATTTACAATACATTTTAAAACAAAAACCAAAAGGACATGCCCAAATAGCACCGGGGTTATCTATCGATCTTAATGAAATTAAAGGGTATTTCGGTAGGTTCCAGACGGGTGTCATACACACGAGTAATTTTGGTTTAAAAGGTGACTTAACGAAAAACTTCTTTTCGGTACAATTGAGTGGATACATGATGGATGGTACCGAACGTAAAAACTTTACGTTTGTTATTTACGCGAATGGTAAAATACGTTTTTCGGGTGGGTTTTTAGGGTCCAGAAATCTTAAACGTCAACCCGAAGCTTTACGAAAATACATTATTGATACCTATACACAAAAACAAGGGTTTTTGTATAACGATATAGAGTATAATAATATCGCAGGGTTCTTTAATACGAATGTAAACTTTCGGTTACAGGAAATCGCTAGCGAAAACCCCTTAAAAGCCGAGTACATTTCGTACGAAGGTGAATTGTCACCATTTTTATACATGACATATAAAGAACATAAATTTGTTTTGTCTTCCAAATCCGAAAAACTCGGGTCAGGTATAGTACAAATACAAGGTGAAACCGATCCAAGTGAACTCGAAAGCGCTTATTCAATTGGTGTTACTGTGGTAAAACAATTACACGCTTTGGGATACACTATGGGACTAGTAAACCGAAATGTGAATGCGCCAAAACTTCCCGTCGCGAAACGTATGCAAACTTCAACATGTCCAAAACCACGTCGACCACCATGTAAACAAGGATACGAAATACGTAAAAACCCACAGGGTTCAGACTGTTGTTTTAAAATTCCCAAAAAGCGTAGTACCGTCACAAAGAAAACCAAAACGACAAATGTTTCGATTTCTTACGATAAAAATGGTACAATGAAAATAGGTGGTCGTAAATGTGATAGACTTACAAAACCCGTTTTACTAGAAGTCGCTAAAAAATTGGGTATTGTTGGCGTAAAACAAAAAAATACAAAGAATACCATATGTTCCGCACTCGACGCTATAGAAAAAGGTATGTCAAACTATAAAATAAACGGAAAATTGTGTCGTTCCATGAAAAAGGACCAACTTATTGCGGTAGCAATTTCAAAAGGTATAATGGTAAATGATTCGGATACTATAAAAACACTTTGTGACAAACTCCAAAATAAACCAAACACCCCAAATACACCAAACTCACTCGCGAACGAAATGGAACAGGTACTCATACAGAGAAATCGTGCAGATAAAAATAAGAAAAGAAAACTTAATGAATCAGGTATTAAAAATGATCTCATTAAATTATACGGTAAAAAATGGATGTCTAAATACGGGTCGGTTATGGATTTAAACAAAAATGTACGCGACGTAAAGAACCAATTGAATAAAATGGAAAAGAGTAGGAATTATAATAAAATAACAACAAGTAACGGTATATTAAAAAAGGCCGTTGCAAATGATATCAAAAAAGCCATGGTTAAAGATTGGAAAAGTAATCAAGAAAAAGTTCTTAAACGAAAAATCATAGAAAAAGAAGCACAAAATTTATATGGTAAATTTGGTAAAAACATTGTAAATAATGTTGTAAAATATGTTACAAATTTACCAAAAACGCCACCCCTTAATAGCAATAAAGTAAAGAATTATATTAGAATAAAACGCGAACTTCAACAAAAACCACCATTAGCTTTAAAGAATAAACGCAAAACTAAATAAATAATGGACGATCCAAGAGAACTCCTACTAAATCGTGTACGACAAAATAAGAATGGCTTTATCATTGATTATAAAGAAAGGTGGAATACTCATATTTTGTCGAGCATTATAGACAGTATATTTTATACGTTAGCAGATTATATTAAATGGGAAAGAAATGAGAGTGATGTGGGTATGGGAAAATTGGAAGTGGAATATTATTATACGGATGATTTTAAAAACTCTACAGACGCTAGACGTTATTTAGAAGAAAATCGTGATCCAGATGATACCAATCTTATGATATTTGTATTCGATAACATAGGTTTAATGGAACCTGGTTCACATAGACGTACACTTTTATACCTTATGAACATACTATACTTCGATTTATAAGTTTGTATGGTTCTGAAATTTGTTTAAGGTGTTTTGTATGGTATGAAAAATCATAGCCAAGAAACTGTTCTTTTATTTGTTTAGAAAGACCAAATGCCTCCATTTTTCTAGAAGTTTGTGTACATACGGATAAACGTTCGAGATCGAGAAACCTATCTTCCATCATTATAAACTCTTTAATTGATTCATCGGCCATACCGTCTTTACGCATCTGTTCAGAAACCTTCTTGGATTCGCCATGCGACATGTAAAAATATTTCGTCGAGTATCCCAAGATGGTAACACGTTCACCTGTAATATCAAAGTCCTGTATTAAAAATAATACAATTATGAGTACAAGTATCCAAATGAACATACTATATAGTAGTATAACATAATAAATGAATTTATTTTTGTTCTAAAATATTAAATAAATCTTTTATTTTATGAATAATGTTAAATAGAGTATCCTTATCTTCAACATTTTGAGGTTTCATTATTTCGAATTCAATTTGATACGTATACGGATCCTCTGAATCCATATCTTGTGCACCTCCAGATACAGATGTCATATCAATAGATACATTCTTACGAATGTATGAAGTTCGAGTTTTTGTTTTTTTACAATCCATCTCACTTTCATAATCATGTTCTTGTGGAATTTCTTTTGAAACGCAAAAACGTATATCAAAAGGTGTATCTTTGAGTTGTTTGAAATCCTCTATGTGAACACGTTCTTTACGTACGATAGTTTCTTCATTTGTAGATTCATCTATAGTTATACGAAGGTTATCCTTTTCACGGTAAAAAACATCCGATTGTGAAGTCTCAATACGTTCCCAACCCGTGTATTTATTAAGACCTTTCATGAAATCAATATACATCTTTTCACCGATGTTCGTATCGAAAAATGTACCATTATATTTACCGAGACGAAATTCCATTTCAATATATTCCTCATCCTTAAATTTATTTAGAATGGGTTCAATTATATCACATATTTTATGAACATTCATTTTGCATTACAATTATAAAGTGCGTCTTGTTCTTAAGCCTTTTTTATACACCTTTTTTAGATGCACGGTTTTAAAAATTTTGGAAATACGTGTTATTTTAATGCAGCTATACAAACATTTTTACATATCCAGGATATAACAGTACATATATTACAAAATAAATATACTGGTGACTGTATATTTACAAAAATATATGAACGTATCGTTTATGTTTACTTTTCAGATCGTGAAGTTAAAGTGTTTACACTTGAACCACTTTTAAACGAATTTATAAAAAAATTCCCGCGTTTTAAAATCGGTGAACCACACGATGCACAAGACGCTTTATTATGTATTATAGATATACTTGAAAAGAGTTATCCTATACTTAAAGAACTTCTCTATGGAGAAACAACACAAATTACAATATCTCCGTCGGGTAAAAATGTTATGAAAACACCATTCTGTGTTCACATTTTAAACATGAAGAGTGACGTTAAAAATGTAGACGAAATGATAGAAGATGGTAATAAGTGGAACACTATTGAAGGGTACGTAGACGACGATGGTAAAAAACATCACGTCGCAACGACACGACATTTCATTTCAAAAATGCCTAAAATATTACTTGTATCGTTTGATAAAAAGAGTCACGTAAAGGTCGATAAAAAATTAAAAATGGGGTACGAGCTACAGGGTTCGGTAATTCACAAAGGTATTCAATGGGGTGGTCATTACATATCTATGTGTAAAATAGGTGATAACTGGTTTGTACAAGACGATGATTCACTCGGTAAATTAAGTGAATTGCCTAGTGAAGATAGTCATTACATCCTGGTCTACAATCTAAAAACTCTTTCATCTGAATATTCTCCTTAATATTAACGAGGGTTCTATAAAATGTTCGACGACTATTCGGAAACGTTTTATCCGAACGTTTTTTTAATGGTTTCCACCAAAGTGGACCATTTTCCCACGTTACGTACATACACTCGACAATATCGTTTTCCCTTATCCATTTATAGTCGGACATTCTATCGAGTGGTATTTGTGATTCGTGAATAAGCTTACCTCGCTCTTGAATATAGAGGCGCCATACGGGTGGTCCGGGTACACATCCAGGTGTTTCAACCGTGGGTGATTTCTTCACTTTGAAATCTATGGTGTTTTTATTACACGGTTTCCATTTGAACATTGTTTCATGTGTACCTATTCGTATAGGTTCATTTACAGGTGTAAAGATAAGACCATCCATTTCTTGTTTGACGGTCGGTAAATATACATCCATAAACTCTTTAAAATCTTCATGTAAATGAAACTTTTTAACCTTTAAAAGAATTGGATCCGTTTTTAAAACCATTATTTTTTTAGATGTTTTTTCACAATGTTCCAAACGTTCTAAAAAATTTTGGTTACCTACGATTTCACCACACGTCATCAAACAATCGTAAATCATAAAAGTATTCTCGTATAGTTCACCTTCAAGAATAGTACCGTCGTATATGGGTTTTCTGAAATTGAGTGAACATGTAAACATTTCAAGTGCACGATTGAGAAAAACGCACACTTTTCGAGTTTCGTACATGAATGCAAGCATCATGTATCGTGTACCATCTGTTTTTTCACAAACAACGTAATCATTTTTTGCAAGTATACCAAAATGTTTACGTTCTATGGATACAGGTTGACTTCCAGGAAAAATACCCTTTGTCCCCCAGTGTTTTTCCATAAAGGAAATCGTATATTTGTAAAGTGGATCATCCGACTTTACAAACACACGGGACATTCTGTTCTATATTTATTCTCTATTCTTTAATTTGATTTAACACCTGCCGCGTTTAGTATATTACTTACACACTCGTGACTATATGTCATGACTAACTTAGCTTCTGTATACGCATGAATTTTGACACCACCTTCTTGTAACTTTTTAAACATGGTAGACATTCTCGGGTGTATTTTAAAAGCACCGTTCTTCTTATCCTTTAAATTTTTTATAACGTTTTTGTTCATCATGACCCAAGCTTTTGCAGAAGTTTCCTTTACCGAGTATATATTTTCAGACACTTTGCCCCCTACAGACGTATCAAAATGTAACCCCATTTGTTCTATGGGTTCTTTAGTTTTTGATTTAACTTTTTCCTTAAACATATCCCAATCAATACCTTCAGCTACACCGGGGAAAACGAGACACCCTATACCATCATGTTTATCAAAAACCTTATTAAGGGAAGAATCATCAACACTAATACCAAAATCAATGAAAAATATACGATCGTGCGTTTTCATGTACTTATAAATCATTTCAGCCTTTTCAAACGGTTCATCATCTACAAAAACGACTTCATTTTCGGTATTTCCTCTCTGCATACACTTTAAGTTAAAACGAAGAATTGTATGAAGTGTTTTAACGTGACATGATTTGGAACGTGTCACTATAATAGTCGCTATTTTCATAATTTATTACAATTAGTCTCTAAACCTTAAGCCTATCATTCAAGCACCCAGAAAATGGTAAGTTTCCGACGTGTCCGAGTGTTGTATTACAGTCAGCATAAATTTTACCACCACATTGTTGCCATCGCCTACAAAATGCATAATCTTCTGACAGGTACCTACGATTATCAGGGTCAATCATACAATCAAACAACGCGCAATAATCATCGAAGTCTTTATTCTGATGATCGTTTTTACAGTTTAATTCTGTAAATTTTTCTTGCATTTTTTCAAACGCTTTACGGGTTATCACCATAAAACCCGTTGGACCATCAAGTACTTCAACGAAACCATTTTCAACACTTCTTTTCGTAGCACCTATATTAGCGACCAAACTCGATGAAAGCATAGATAAATCACGCTCATCCCCGGATTCTATAGCCGATTTAGCTTGATCCCACATAATAACTTTTTTAGGGTAAATTGCAACGGATACATCGTGTCCCGAACGAATAAGACGAACAACTGATCTTGGATCAAAATCGACGTCTGCATCTATAAACATGAAATATTCTGCGTCTGTTTTCTGCATGAACCGTCCAACGGCAACATTACGCGCACGATGCACAAGACTTTCATTTTCAGTGGTATCGATCATAAGCTGAATACCCTCTTTTATTAAAAGTAATTGGAGTTTGATGATTCCAATCATGTACTTTTCTAAACATAAGCCACCATAACATGGTGTACTTAAAAAAAGCTTCATTATACCGTTTTATTGTTTTATTCCTCTAAGTATTTTTTTATTATATTTTCAATTTTGTTTAGTGTTGGAATTGAAATACCGCATTTTTCACATACATCTGTCTTTGTAAATTGTCCTTTTAGAACTAAATAAATAATAGTTGAAGCTACACTGTTTGGTGTCTTACTCATAAGTTCCGAACAATTTTCAAGTTTCGAACACATTTTATTACAATTAAACCTCTGTTCACGTGTAACTTCAAAAACATTTAGTAATCTTTGCATTACATCAAATGGTCGCGTTACGTAATTTTTTTCTGTTTTACCGAGAAGTGTTTCGGTAAACATTTGTGTCGTTCGACTAATGTCTTTACTATGAATTCCAAACATATCCGCGATTTCTTTAGTCGTTCTCGGAATTTTAGAAAGACGACATGCATATAAAACGCAGTTTCCCTTTATTCCCGAACGAACTGCACCCCGAGTAAGTTTTTCTAGATTAAATTTTCTATACATCATCTTTGCATCTTTTAAAACAGATTCGGGTAAATTTGGACACGCCTCATCTATATCCTTATATGCGTGAAACAAAGCACGGTCTTTATGGTTCATAGATTGGTGAAAATTAATTTTAGCCATGCGTTTGTTTTCATACGTAGATGTATGTTGCGTTGCTATAATCGTTCCTTTACCCCACGCCTGTGAAAAGAGTTCGGGGTTTGCATTCGGACCACCACACCTCGATGGATCATTCATTTTACCATCTTCAGATATACCACCAGTCCATTCAGGGCTTTCATCTATGAACATAGAATCAACAAGACCACATTCAGAACATGTTGGTATACCTTCTTTTGAAAATACTTTAGTTCCATTACATTCATTACATGTATGCGTATTTACTGACTTTTTTAGTATTGGTTTTTTTAAAAGTTTGTCCACGTCGGACCAGATAGTAGCAGTCAGCTCTTCCATTTTATAGTAGACGATTATATTTCAAAAAAATAAAAATCGCACTTAGGTTTTTAAAAATTCATTTCATCTGCATGTTCTTTTGCATATTTTTCGATAGTATTCACCATTTCCTTAAAACGTTTAGAACCCGGACTTCTGGGTTCCCATTCATTCCATTCTTTATCTATAGTTGCGTGTGTAGATGGGGGAACAACTACACCGTCAACTTGATCATCTGGAACTATAAAGTCTTCGAGATCACTTCCATCATCATCAGATTCGTCTATTATTTCACTCTCTTCTTCAGAGTCTATTTCGTCTATCATTGCGTATAGGTTATCTTTGACGTTTTTAAAAAACTCCGGAGATTGATGATGCTCCGAAAGGTTCATTCCTTGAACAAGTTCTTCCTTTGTTTCGTCAAGATCGTATAAGCGTGCACATTTATATGTCATTGATGTTTCTGAATAATAAGAAACAACAAGATAGTCTTCGTTATTTTCTTTTACTTTAGCGTATAGTTCATCTTCTATATCATCTTCTATATTTACAAGAACTCGCACTAAATCTCCAGGCTGTATTTCACAGAAATTTATCATACCTAAAGATTTACGACAAAAATATTTACAAGTATTAGCACAGATGGGAGTTGAAATTTTATCCAAAGATGGATGTACGTATTGCGAACACGCAGTTAACTTATGTAAAGACTACAAATTAGAGTATAAAAAAACGAATGTTGATAAATCCGAATTAAAAGAAAGGTGTGGTACACAGGCATCTACTTACCCTCAAATATTCATGAATGATGTCCTGGTAGGTGACTTTTTTGAATTCCAGGAATTTCTTGAAGAGTCGGAACCAATGTTATTACCAACACTCAGTAGGTTTACTGTATTTCCAATTAAACACGAAAACTTGTGGACCTTGTATAAAAAGGCACAGATGTCAAACTGGACAGCTGAAGAAATTGATTTTTCAAAGGATATGGACGATTGGAATGAATTGAGTGATAACGAAAAACATTTTATAAAATATATTTTAGCCTTTTTTGCTGGTTCAGATGGTATAGTTTTTGAAAACATTAATAACAATTTTGCGGATGAAATTCAACTTACCGAAGCTCGTTCATTTTACGCGTATCAAGCACATAACGAAATGGTTCATGGTGAAACATATAGCAAACTCATAGATAAATATATAAAAAGTTCCACTGAAAAAAATCAATTGTTTGAAGCAATACAAACGATACCATGTATTGAACAAAAAGCTAAATGGGCTATGAAATGGTTTGATAAAACGCGACCGTTCGCGGAACGTCTTTTGGCGTTTGCATGTGTCGAAGGAATCTTCTTTTCGGGTAGTTTTTGTGCTATATTTTGGTTAAAAAAGAGAGGACTACTTCCCGGTTTATGTTTTAGTAACGAACTTATAAGTCGTGACGAAGGGTTACATCAGGAATTTGCGGTTGAATTATTTAACATGTTAAAAAATAAACCTTCTACGGCGATAATTGAAGAAATTATAAGAGACGCAGTTTCGATTGAAAAGGAATTCATTACAGATGCACTTCCGTGTAGTCTTATTGGTATGAATTCGGAGAAAATGTCTGAATATATCGAATACGTCGCGGATAGATTATCAAAACAAGTGGGTCACGATAAAATCTGGAATACGAAAAATCCCTTTGATTTTATGGAGAATATATCACTTGATGGTAAGACAAACTTTTTTGAAAAACGCGTCGGTGATTATGGAAAAATGGATGAAGATTCAACAGATATTGAATTTGATGAAGAATTTTAATATTAAGGGGTAATAACAACATTTCTGCCATCCGAACACGTGCATGTAACAGCATGACTATCAGGCGTTGCAACGTCCATAGCCCCCAAAGTCATGTCAGTATTAACCATGGCAAACTGGTCTTCGGGCATACCTGGTAATGGCGAAGGCATGTTTACCATTATTGGTGGCGTTGGACCTGGTGCTGGACCTGGTGCTGGACCTGGTGCTGGACCTGGTGCTGGGTGTACGACTTTGAGTTCTTCGGTAATTGGCTCGAATGGTGCATATTCTTCACGCTTTATGTTCATCATGCCCCATGTGACGAGCATGAATACGATCGTGTGAAGCACGAGACCATTTGTCGATGGACATCCAGTTGGGCTGGAAACCCACGAACCAAATACTTTACGCATTACGCGAAATGTTTCTGGGTTTGCCACAACGAAGAAAACTAACGCGGACATTACAGAAATTAAAAATTTTTGTTCTTGTTTTTTACCGTTGCATCCACAACCACAATCTTTAAAAAGACCCATTGGTATATTTTATATATTGTATCGAGAAAAAAAAACGACTTAAAGTTTGGCCTCATATATGATATATAAAATACAATGTCTAATATTATCCAAGTTTCTGAACAATTTGATCCGTCGTCTGTTGTCTTGACAAAAATGAAGAAAAACAAGAACGGCGGGAAAACTGTGTACATTAATGCACAAGACGGTAAAAAGAAACTCTATTTACAACTCCCTTTCATGAGATCCCCATATGGTATGAGCGCATTTACTGATGAAGCGACTAACAAAACATCGTACTCTCTCGATTTATCTTTCGATAAAGATAATGACGAGGCGATGGTGTTATCTGAAAAGTTAAAAGCACTCGATGAAATTATTATTAAGACAGTCGCTGATAATTCTAAGGAATGGCTTGGTAAAGCATATGACATTAACGTCATTCGTGAAGCTTTGTATAAACCACTCGTTCGTCAGGGTAAAGACGATTACCCGGATACTTTGAAACTCAAAATTATGACGAAACCAACAGGTGAATTTTTAGCGGAAGCATATAACTCCGCGCGTGAACTCATTTCGGTTGATCAAATTGAAAAGGGACAAAGGTGTATGTGTATCGTCGACGTGAACCAAATTTGGTTTATTGACAACAAGTTTGGTGTAAGTGTCCGCCTTTCTCAAGTGTTATGTGAACAATCGGCTAAACTCCCATCGTTTGCATTCCAGGGTCTCGGTGATCAGGAAAATGATAACGAAGATGAATATACCGAAGAAGAGATCGATGAATAAAATATTAATTTATATCAGTATGGAACGTGAAAGACACATTGATGATCTGAAAAAAATCGCATCTCTATCAAAAAATAAAAAAAATGTAAAAACCCAAAAACAAAGAAACCTTTTGGGTAAAAATGTAATAAAAGCTATTGAAGGTATTGGGTGTAAACCACACGAAGTGTTTTACAAACCTAGTGCCAACTTTAGTGTAAATGGGTCTTTAAGTAACAAAAAGGGGTTACGTAAAATTGGTAAAGGACAAATGGGTGAAGTGTTTTTAGGTTGTATAGATAAAGAGTGTGCGAAACCCGTCGCCATAAAGGTATCCAATGATCCGAACAAGTATGAATATAGAATAGGTAAAAAAATAGAAAAAATTGGGGGAACACGTATGTATGCCTATCAAAAATGCGATAAATATTCCATAATTTATACAGAATATGCAAATAGCGGCAGTTTAACTAGTTTTATAAAAGATAATATAAAATCACTTCGTCCCATACACTTACGAACTATAGTAACACATATACTATATAACTTATATAGAATTCATAAAAAATACCCATCGTTTAGACATCACGATTTACACACTGATAATGTTTTAGTAAACACTAATGTTAAAGCATCGGGTATCAGGCGATTTAATGTCGAAGATACCATTTTGAAGGTACATGATATAGGTATAGAAGCAACTTTAAATGATTACGGATTTTCGTCTATACAGGGTATACCAAACCCCGAAATTGATACAAATTATTTCAAGAGTAAACACGGTATATATAGAGACTCACATCCCATGTATGATGTTCATCTCTTTCTTAATTCATTTAGACACTTCTTAAAAGGTGAAAAAATTTACGTTGGTGCTGAGACCATACAGTTTATAGAAAGAGTTCTACCATTTGATTATTTAGGTCAGGTTACATCTAAAGTAAACGATTTCAGGTTACGTGCTTCACCCATTGGTCATAATACATTACCATCGTTTAAACGTATTTTTAACGATAGGTATTTTTCACCATATAAAAACGTGAAACCATCTTTCGACATTACCAATATTATAGGTAAAACACCGTCTAAACCTAAACCCATTATTGTAAAACATGGTGGGAGTTTACCACCTCCTAAAGTGACGTTAGCAAAAAAAGGATACGTGAAAATTGGTACACGTAAATGTGATACGTATAAAAAAAGTGTACTTATTAAATTCGCAAATGCACTAAATGTCCCTACCAAAAATAAGACAGTTGCTAAAATATGCGAAGACCTAAAAATAAAATATATTAAAAAGATATAAACATGTTACCATTTATTATTCTCGCTGCAGTCAACACATATATATTTTTAAACACAGGAAAGAAACCTGGATCTGAACCAGAAAAACCAAAGGGTGGTAAATGGACGGTTTTCGGTACATCATGGTGTGGATGGACAACGAAACAACTTGAGTACCTGAAAAAGAAAGGTATCGATCACAAATTCGTCGATTGCGAAAAAGGCAAATGCGACGGAATTGATGCGTTTCCAGTTTTGGAATCACCAAACGGTGAAAGAATCACTGGTTACAGGGAAATTTAATTAGATACCACGAACAACACTGATCGCGAGGGAAAGAATAAACGCGTCAAGAAACGTATTAATTGGTTTGAGAACCGTGATATGTTTCACGAGCGATTTGTTCCACGCGAATCTAAGTACAAATGTACTGATAAGAATGGAAAGAATAAAGACGAGAATTTCCGTCACGGCTTCGTTCATTTTTTTAGCGTTTGCAAGATTTCTGAGCATTTTTATTTATTACTAACATTTTTTTTCTATGATATTAGTAATGAAGAATAAAGCTCTTCCTCTGAGTGGTTCTGAACCAACCTATACCAATAGGTTATGGGGACGTACAGTAGGTATAGGAAACAATAATTGTTATGCGTATGCTGTTGGTGATTATGAACAAATGCGCTTACAAAAAAGTGTACCAGGTGAGCGTGCTGGTATTCGTAATCTTTCACATACTTATACACACTGTAAAGGTTTACCACAAAGAGTCGTCGCGGATAATCCTAAAAAGATATACATTGCAAAAGCTGAAGAAAAGTGTAAACCAAAACATTATAAGGTTATGATGTTTGTTGCACCCGGTAACAAACGAAACTATTTTAGACAGGGTGATTTCCATTTTTATAAACAACATGGGACTGTCGAATATAAAGTGAAAAAGGGTGATACATACGATGCTATAGCGAAATTCTTTAAAGTTTCCGTACTCCGCGTAAAAAGAGCGGGTAAATTGATACCAGGTAAACTCTTAAAGTTTAAGGCAAATGTGTTTAGTCATAAACGAGGTTGGGCAACTGGTCCTTTATTAATTGATGCGAAAGGTAAAAGTATTCAAGATCCGAGAGCGGCATCCCGAAATTACCCTGGTTTAAATTATAAGAAATATTGTAGCTCATTCTGTGTTAAGAATAACGGGATCAAAGTCGGACACACTCACACCAAAGTCAGACAGAAGACTCGATAAATCAGTTTGATTCGTCAAATCGAAAAATATATCGAGTGCGTTAAAAATAAAATCGTTATCCAATGTTACCGTATTCGATGTAGATTCGAATAAATTGTGTACGGTAATGTGTACCCTGAAATTTTCACCGTCAAATATTTTACGACACACGGGACACGTTTGTTTTCCTTTATTTTTCCAATTCTGTAGACAATGTGAATGAAAAAGGTGACCACACCGTATAGGTGGGTTCGTCCTTGTCTGACGTACCTCATTGAGACATATGGCACACTGTGTCATTCTCTACAGGACTTAAAGAAGTTAAAAGTCGAGATTTATCGTACTTAATAGATGTTTGGTACTTTGAGAAGTGCTTTGTCGCACGACCCACACTTTTCCGTACCCTGTAAATCTTGAACGGGTTTAAGAAGTTCTGGACCCTTTTCTTGAAGGAGTTTTCGAAACGAATAGTTATCTTCGAATGTGATACCGTTTTGTTTCATGATATAGTTGTTAAGTAGTTGATTTGAAGTGTTCATGGTGAAACATCGACCATCGGCCATACCAAGTCTTTGAGACATTTTATATTAATATTACATTAGAAATTAATTTGTTTATTTTTAATTGTGTCTATCCACGATTTTTGCCCGAGACTCGTGGCCGTTTTTATAATATCATGTACATTGTATCCTGAGGCTACGTCAAAAACTTCTTTTTTCAATGGGTCTATATCCGTCGTGATTATAGACTTTTTGTGTTCGAGTATATGTGATATAATAATATTATATGCGAACGCAATCTCTTTGAGTGTCTCGGCACCTGTAATAATAATCTTTCCTGTACTGAATATACTCGTCGTAATTTCTTTCATATCTTCGGCTGGTTTGAATTTTACTTTAACGGCGGAGTATCGATCTGGTTCAAAAGACAATTTGAATACATCTTCAAATTTTCGTGCTGTTTCAATAAGGTTCAAATTTTTATTCAAACTGAAATTTGAGTTTATCATAACAACACGAAACGTGTCGTCTGGAATAACATACTCTTTACCAAGTATTTTACTGAACATGTACGATAATTGTTTGATAACACGTTTACAATCAAATAGATCGGCACACCCCGCTACTTGAACACTCCCATTTGGAAAAATCTTTGCGGATTTTGTACTGTGGTGATCTTCATATACGAGAGTGATTTGGTTATAAAACGTGGTATCTTTACGTGTCCAGTTAAACGTTCGTGATTTCTTATTAACGTTTGTTAATTTCATCGTCCTATTATCAAAAAAATCTTTCAAACGATTTATATTAATCTCCCGTTTAAATTGTGAAATCATCGTAATCGTCGTAAGTTTTATCCATGAGGGTTCAATATCAGGATGTTCCAATTTTATTTTTTTCCTAAACGCATCAAGCGTTAAGAAATATGAAAACGTATTGTTTGCGATAGACGAATACATTTTAACTTAAAAAAAATAATACTTAAAGTTAACTTAGGTTAGTTCTAAATGCCGTGTTTTAAATGTAAAAAGAAAGGAATTCCCATAGACTGTAAATATTGTAACTTAGGGTTTTGTTCTCGTTGTATTGTTCTTGAAATACACGACTGTAAAGGAGTGGAATTTAAGAAAGATAATGAAATAAAAAAATTGGAAAAACAACTTGAGTTCAAACCGGACAAAAAATTTGGAATGGTTTAAAGACTATATTATATATTTTTCATATATGACAGCAATTGTAAAAGAATGTCACCAATTCTACCACATTGACAAAAAACATATGATTACCGAAATTCATTATTCTAAATATAAAGAAGGTATTGGTTACGAAACAATCGTTGATACATTTGATACAACGACGAATTGCGAATTTAATTATGGTCCGAGTTATGGTTCTGTTCGCTATGAACGGTTTCTCGATACAATGGTTGTTAAAACAATCGAAACCTTGCGTAAAATGGTTTTGATTGCATTAGATAATGTTTTATGCGAGAATAAAAATATTCACTCACTTATACGGGTTATGAATTCAATAAAAATATTAGATCCGACATTTATACCACCTATTGTAAATAAAACGTGTTCGTGGCAAAAAAAGTTCGTTAAGGATGTATGTATCGACGTTTTACCGCGTATTGTTAAAACTTCTACGAGTGAATATCGTCTCGAAAAATTGTTTAGAACATTACAATTAATAGAATCAGAGACACTAAACTAATTAAGTTTAGCGTAAAATTAACCGTTTCCCCAGTAGTTTTGGCATTTTCTACATAGTTTTCAACCTTTTCCACAATGTTTTCAGCATTTTCACTAACATAAATTACACGGGGGTTTGTAAACCCTTTATCTATATTTCTCCCTGGAAGAAGTGGTCTAGATAAAGAACAATTTTCTTCCCTGTATCCAGGTCTACCAACATTTTTGGATACAATATCACATGCTGGACTTTTATATAATTCTTCTTCTGGTTCATTCACTGTTTCAGTATATTTACCGAACGCGTGTGGTTGACGACTCGTACCAGGCATGAATTCCAAAAACGGATTAATATCATCCATCGTATTTTTATCATCGAGCATTAATTGACTCATGTTTTATAGTATATCATGAGATATATTTTTTAATTCTATGTATACTATAAAATGACTAATACTAATAATTTAAAATTAGCTAAAAATGTATCTCGGTATGCTTCTATAGGTTTTGGTCTATGGTTACTTTTTTGCTTCTGTTGTTTTTCATCCAGTGCATCTTCTATGGTATCTATTATCAAAAGTTTAAAATCACTTCCAGGTGAAGTAGTTGAATATGGAGATGCTGTAAATGAAAACGTTGCTGAAGTGTTAAAAAATAATAAAAAATTATATGTAAAATTATACAGAGAATGTGAGGATGCAGACTATATACAAGGTATCACCGCGAATCTCGATGACATGAGTGAAGGTGATGAAGGTGAAATAAAAACTGAAAGTGGTATTCATATCAAAAAAATTGAAATGAATAATGTAAGTTTTGATTTGACAGGTATATTTGTATATGAGGATGGTCACGAAGAAAAAACGAAAATTGATATTGGAAATGTAAATGATTATACCTGGACAATTGGGTGCACTTCCCAAGATAATTTAGCCCAAGTGGAACACGAAGTACATGGTAAAATAATGTATTTAAAAGATATAAAATTAAAATGGAAATCATCTTTAAAATCAGAAGAACCACGGGTCGAAGGGTATTCAATTAAAAAATAATTAGTATATATAAAGTATGGCAAAAAATAAAAACCAACAATTTAAAATTGTGGTCGTCGTGGTTCTTGTCATCTGTCTTATTTCATCTATAATAGCAGCAGTAAGATTGAGTACGTCTTCAACTCCATCTCCAGCTTCCAAAACCGAAGATGGGGCCGCTATAAAAGAACTCGAAGATCTCGAAGATCTCGAAACCATTAAAGATAGTAATAATTCTCGTTCAATTGAAAAGCCGGTGAATAAAGGGGGTAAAAAAAAATACAACGTGATGGCGGCGAAGAAAGAGGAAAAAAAATCTGATATAAAAACAATACCTTTTTTTAGAAATACAGATGGTAGCGTGAAGGGTATAACTGAGTTAACAGACGAAGAATATGAAACACTTAGGAAACTTTACAATCGTTTCAGCGGTCCGGATGAATTTAAACACACTGATTACCCGAATAGACTTAATCATAGGCATATACGTAATAATGTCAGGTTTTTAAAAGAAAAACTACGCATATTTTCCTTTCTGCCTGGTCACGAATATAGTCATAATATGAATTTAAGTACTGGCGACAGAACATTTAAAGAACGGCAGGAAGAACTGATACAAAAAGGTGTGACAGATGAACAGGTTTTAAATTGGATGGATGGATGGTATAGATATTCTAAAAAACATAAAAAAATAAAAATAGGTGGAGGTGAAATTATAAATGAAGACGATTATCAAGATCTTTTTCCTTACTATACACTGTCAGGAAGCGAGATTATAGATTTAGCGAAAGATAGGAAAGAACAGATAGACAAGGATCGTATAACAAGGATAAACTTTCTTATGTATGACTTCGATGATAGAACCGGACAAAAAGTTGAAGGCTATAGAATTTAATAATACAAACTACGATCAAAAACTTGTATTATAATTAATAATATATACACGTTAATTATATTATATCCCAATTTTTTCGTTTTTACCAAACTTGTTCCCATAAGTTGTAGTATTTAACGGTCTATCAATGGGAACACTAAGTGTTTCAACATCATGGATGTATCCCATATATTGAGAAACACCCGTCTGGATTTGACCAATAGCCGTTTTAATCACAATACCGTTCATGTACTTGACCTGTTCCTGAACGTTCGCGTTTGGATCACCGGAGTTGTTTATGAAAACAACGCGCATGATACTGTATAAATCATTTGGGTTTTGGTAATCAATAGCAACACCAGTCTCATCTCTAAAACGTTGGCGAATACCACGCTGGAGCAAATTCATATTAAACTCAGAAAAGAACAGGGTATTCAAGGGTGTTGGACACTGCTTGAGCGAATTTATGTGAAGAGCGTCACACATTTTAATATAGTCCGGGAAAAAAAGTATCAGTAAATATAAATGTTAATCCTTGCCGATTTCGACAAAGCGTATTCCACAAAACCATGTAATTACGAAAGACCAATATGTAAAGCCCCAGAATGTTTCGTCGCTTCGTATCCACCTGTTGCCAAAGTTGGTGATGCCGAGGGTAAATTTTATGTTAATACATCCCTTCTCCAGCCCAATCGTTTAGCTGAGACTTTAGGTCCTGTGACGATAAGAAGTAGTGATTTTACCCATGAATGTACCAAGTAAGTTAAAAAATAGATTCGTAATAATTATATAATGAGAGTCACAAAACGTTCCGGTCGTGTTGAAGACGTAAAGTTTGATAACGTCACCAACAGGATATCAAAACTCACAGAAGGTCTCTCTAACTCAGTCGATGTTACGAAAGTTGCACAGCAAGTTTTTTCATCTATTTATGATGGTATCAAAACACACGAAATTGATACACTCTCGGCTGAAATATGTATTGGAATGATTACATCTGATCCAGATTATGAAATTCTAGCAACTCGTATTACAGCAAGTAATATTCAAAAACGGGCACCCAATAATTTTAGCATTGCTATGCGTAAGCTTCATAAAGCAGGTATTGTAACACATGAAGTTCTCGAAGTTTCAACAAAGGTCAAGGATGATATTAAACATGAACGCGATTATGATTTTGGGTACTTCGGTCTTAAAACACTCGAAAAGGGATACCTCCAAAAGATTGATGGTGAAATCATCGAAACACCTCAGTACATGTACATGCGTGTCGCTATAGGTATTCATGGTCACGATACCGAACGTGTCCTGGAAACATATGAGGCACTTTCTAAGGGTTTGTTCATACATGCCACACCAACTTTGTTTAATGCAGGAACACCCAGGCCACAGATGAGTTCATGCTTTTTAATCGCAAATAAGGAAGACAGTATTGACGGAATATACGATACCGTAAAGGAATGTGCGCAAATCAGTAAATGGGCGGGTGGTATTGGTTTACATGTTCACGATGTTCGTGCAAACAAATCACACATTCGAGGTACAAACGGGACCTCAGATGGAATCATCCCCATGCTTAGAGTGTATAACTCAACCGCGAGGTACGTTAACCAGGCTGGAAGACGAAAAGGGTCTATTGCCGTATACTTAGAACCATGGCACGCCGATATCCTCGATTTCCTTGAAATTCGTTTGAACCAAGGTGACGAGGAAGCGCGGTGTCGCGATCTGTTTTCAGCAATGTGGATTCCGGATCTATTCATGAAACGTGTCGAATCTGGTGGTAACTGGTCTCTATTTTGTCCAGACGTCGCACGTGGATTATCGGATGTTTACGGTAAAGAGTTCGAAGACTTGTACGAAAAATACGAAGCCGAAGGACTTGCGAAGAAAGTTGTACCCGCATCAGAAGTTTGGAAAGCGATCATTAAATCACAAAGCGAAACAGGAACACCGTACATGCTCTATAAGGACGCGTGTAACGAAAAGTCGAACCATAAACATATTGGTACGATTAAATCGTCTAACTTGTGTACGGAAATTTTAGAGTACACAGACAAAGACGAAACGGCTGTGTGTAATCTTGCATCTATCGCATTACCGAAATACGTTGACGTCGAAAAGAAAGAGTTCGATCACGAGGAGTTACACCGCGTCACGAAAATGGTTACTCGAAACCTGAATAAGGTTATCGATAAAAACTTTTACCCGACCGAAAATGGTAAACGTTCAAATATGCGTCACCGACCCATTGGTATAGGTGTTCAGGGTCTCGCTGATGTATTCATCATGCTCCGTATGAGTTTCGGTTCAGAAGAATCACGAAAACTGAACCGAGATATATTCGAAACTATATACCATGCGTCTCTCGAATCGTCGTGTGAACTTGCCGAAATGTATGGGACATACGAAACGTTTAAGGGGTCACCGTTCAGTCAAGGTATTCTCCAATTTGATATGTGGGATCGTGACCCGAAGTTTAGTGGTCGATACGATTGGAACGCCATGCGTGAACTCGTCAAAAAGGGTACGAGGAACAGTTTGTTACTTGCACCCATGCCTACCGCCTCGACGTCCCAGATTTTGGGGAACAATGAGTGTTTTGAACCATACACGACCAATATCTATTTAAGACGAACACTCGCGGGTGAATTTGTTGTTGTAAACAAACACTTAGTAAACGATTTGAAGGAACGGGGACTTTGGTCGAAGGAAATGAAAGACCTTATGGTTAAGGCGAATGGGTCTGTACAAAACATTATTGATATTCCTGACGATCTTAAGGAACTGTATAAGACTGTATGGGAAATGAGTCAAAAAACAATCATAGATATGGCGGCGGATAGAGGTGTATACATAGACCAAAGTCAAAGTATGAACTTGTTTGTCGAGAGTCCGACCTTATCGAAACTTTCGTCTATGCACATGTACGCGTGGAAAACAGGTTTGAAAACAGGTATGTATTACCTTCGAAGTAAAGCAAAGGCGCGACCAATACAGTTTAGTTTAGAGGCGGAGTGTGCTATGTGTTCTGCATAAACAGTTTGTATTTTGTAAACATGTACCAAATATGTACCTGTGTCATTTTTAGCCGAAGCCAGTTCATTCTATTAATATAATACAAAGCTTAAAGTTTATAACATAAATATGTTTATAAACACTCATGGCAAAATTTACAAATGCTCTTGATACCCTGAAAATTGCCAACTATGATGGACGAAAAATTTCATTGTGTACGACCGAAGATGGACTCATGAAATTTCAAATTCCACGTATGTATATGCCTTTTGGTATTTCAGGGTTTACACCAGAAGTTGGTCCAACAAAATACAATATTGATTTTGCTATGAAAGGGTACGACGAAGAAGGAAATTACGTAAAAAAATTTTATGAAATTCTCCATCAACTTGAAAATAAAGTTATAGAAGCCGTCTCTGAACAAAGTGAAGATATTTTCGGTAAGAAAATGAGTATCGATGAACTCAAACCGATGTTTAATTCAAACATTAAAGAAACACCCGATCGTGAACCAAAGTTTAGAGTCAAAGTTGACTCGACTATAGATGGTAAGGTAAAATCACACGTATACGATGAAAACAAAAACGGGTTAATTGACGATATAGGAAATGGTTTATATGCGCGACAATCCGGTACAGCGGTTGTTGAAATGAATAGCGTTTATTTTTTGAACAAAAAATTTGGGGTTTCTTGGAAACTTAACTCGCTCGTGGTATATGAGCCACAGAGACTTAAGGGGTTCCAGTTTATTGGCGTTTAGACTCGTTTAAAATAAGGATTTGGTAAATAGCCTGGGCTTCCTTTAAAAGTTTACCTTTGAGTTCCATGTACGAAGATGGGTTTAACCCGTGTTTAATCTTGGCTAATCGAACGGATTCGTTCCATTTAGACAAAGTCATTGTTACTATTATAATATTACAACATTTTCTTTACCTTTTTCTTGTACTCCTTTGTACCTTCTTTTGGTTGGAGCTTGAATCCCTTTTTAGATGGTTTGAACACTTTGACCAAATGCTTGGACCCTTCCTCTTTCATTCTCGCCAACGCCGCTTTACGCGCGGCTTTGGAGACGATTCTCCCGTACTTATCTTGGGCGAGATCCGATTTTGTAAGCCCCCCTGTTGTTTTCATAGCCGTTCCGTGGAACACTTCAGCTCTTGATCCGAATGTTTGCATTTTGTATATACTTTAAGCGCGGAAAATATTTCGAATTGCTGAAATGGAAATAGTATCACTGGTTTTGTTTCCAGTTGGTATCTGTGTTGTTATTCTCTGGTCATTTAAAACTTCGGCACTTAAAAGTGATTTGTGTCCTTGTAAAGCAATCATAGCCTGTTCGACCGAAGGGTACCCAGGTGTATCCTTGTATACTAGCTTCTTTACATGTACAGTTCGTTTTTGTCCTGACCTATGTGCACGCCCAATCGCCTGTAATTCAGTCGCTGGATTCCAACACGGTGCAGTAAAATAGACGCGACTTGCGCACTGAATATTCAAACCTTGACCACCAGCTTTTACTTGAATAAGAAAAACACTATCTTGTGGTGCTTCATTAAACAGTTTCAGTTGCGTTTCTCTATCTTCTTTTGAAACTGAACCGTCTATACGAAACACGGAACACGTTAATTTTTCGCGTATATAATCCATTTCTTGTTTAAATTGACAAAACACGAGCGTCTTTTCATCGGGGTGTTCCGAAATCAGTTTGAACAAAGTTTCCATTTTTTTGGAACGACCTTCCCAAAATTCGGGAATTTCACCATGTTTCTTTGCTATACCATTGATATACATTTGTGGGTAAATCATTGTTTGGCGTGCTCGTAACAAACACTCGAATATTTCCATGTTATACATGTGTACATTTATAGCCGACCTAAAAATATCTTTGATAGTTTCTTGTGATTCGATAAAAGCGTGTTTGTATAATTCGCGCTCTTCCGGATACATTTCAAGTTCAATATTTTCAAATTTACAGTCGGGTATTTCGAGTGTGGGAATATCCTCTTTTGTGCGTCTCAGTATATACAGGTTTTTGACTTTAGATGTCATGGCTTGTACAAGTTTTCGATCAACACCAATAAATGTACATAATGTGACGAAATCTTTCATTGAATTGAATACAGGTGTACCCGACAAAATCCATCGTATATCGGCATGGAGTTGACATACCGCTTTAAATTTAGATGATCTCGGGTTACGTATTTCATGACCTTCGTCTAACACGACACGACCCCATTTGATTCTGTGTAACATCATAGTATCTTCTGTTAATAGTGAGTATGGTGCAATAACCACATCCGATTCGAGTAAATCGTTAGTGTTTCGTGTTCGTTCCGGACCATCGTATATAAACACGTTTAGGGAAGGTGCAAAATTCGTAATTTCATTCTTCCATTGTGTGACTATAGACTTTGGTACAATAATAAGTGTATTCTTTTTCTGATTTCCAAGTATGGTCGAAATAATCTGTATTGATTTACCTAAACCCATTTCATCACATAAAAACCCACCTTTCGACCCTTTCGATAAATTTTCCATAGAGAGTAACCATGATACACCTTCTTTTTGGTGTTGGTATAATTGACCATTAAGTAATGATATGGCACGTGTATATTGTTCCTCCATTTTTTTAGTCTATTTTTTATATATGATTTAGATTACTTAGGTTTATAAATAAAATTATATTTTTAAAAAAAAACACAAAAAAATTTATTTTTAAAAATAATGAACAATCTCCTTGAGGGACTTTGTATAAAAATAAAAAAAATATTTTTTTAAAATTTTATGAAAATAAAATAATTATTATTTTGTATAGAGTAAATTATATCTTTTTTATATAGTAAAATTATTAATATTTTAACATTTTTTAAAAAACACAAAAAAATTTATTTTTAAAAATAATGAACAATCTCCTTGAGGGACTTTGTATAAAAATAAAAAAAATAATTTTTAATTTTTTTTACCTTTAGTGTTATATACAATAGTTGCAATTTGTACTGCAAGTGTTATAGCTTCTGCTTTTGCTATGGTGTCTATATAATATTCAATATGTTGTGTACTAAAATCGTGTGAGTTTACGAGATCAACGCAATATGGTATAAACCTCGTGGATGCTGTTCGAAATTTATTTGTTCGTAATTTTATAGTTCGTTTTCCTACTATATATGATACCCGAGCAACACGGTTCAAGCTCATATACTTATATATTATATACCAAAAATCTTTATCCCTCTTCAACGTAATCGTCGTCTGAGTCAGTTGATATGGTACACTCCGGTCTAACAAGTTCCTTTTTCTTACGCGTTTTCTTTACTGGTTCCTCTATACCATATTCCCTATGATACAGAACCTTTTGCCAAAAATCTTCCATAACGGGTAAGTATTTTGCAAACCACTCACGGTCACGTTTTACGTTCACGACAACAAATTCCTCGGGTTTAGGCCAGTTAAAATCAGCTGGTTTATACTGGATAAAGTCAGCCTCTTCGAGTTCGAGAATTTCCATACACAATTGGAGTTGTGGCATATAGTGTTCCGGTACTTCTGGTTTGATTTCGCGCATCATGGGGCATTTTATTTCTACTAACTTACCTGATTCGGAAACACCATCCGGACTCCCACCAAGGAACGAATATTTTGGGTGTGGACACAAACCAAGTTCATGTACTACTTCTCCGTGACGCTGTTCATATAAAATACGTGCTTCATCTTCATATTTTTCACCGTGTCGCGTTGCTTCGTTACCTTCAAATTTTGGACCTTTACCACACTTTCTCAATAAAAGTTGGTGCGGTGTTTCATATTTGTTTACACCAATTGCGGATGCTGCATCCGATGCTGTGAGCATGCCCATTCGAAGATCTAACCATTCTTGTGATTTCTGTGGTGCATATTCAAAATCTAACCACTTTTGTACATTTGGGTGCATGTTACATAAATAATACGCAATACTTTTAAGCTTCTTCCTCTTCCTCTTCGCGTGCTTTGCGTAAACGTTCGCGTAATACACGTACTGTTCCTATACACGCAATGTTACGTCGTACACACTCGTTAATGAGTTCATCTTTTTTCATGTGAGATAACTTCGGTCTTGAAATTGTTTCTTTTTTATCATATGTGTTACCTCTGGATGTAAGTGTTCTTTTTACAATAATGAACTCTTCGGATGACGAGTCATCGGGGTCTTCGAGTGGTGGTAAATCAGAATAATCGTCCGGTGGCGGGCGTTTCATAAATAACATTTTTATTAGGAAAAGTGTACTTACAAATCCACTTGCAAAATATAAATATTTTCTCATTAGTATAAACATTAGAAGGGTCTATTGTTTAAGTATGGTTTTGTAGGTGGAGGACCTGGTGGAGGAGGAGGTGGATAGAAGAATCGTTTAGCCGCATTTTGTTCAGCTTGTTTTTTATTTTTAGCGTGACCACGCCCTAAAAATACATTATCAACCATAGCATCTATATAGAATATACCATTTTCATGATTTATAACACGGTATTCTGGTAATGAAAGGTTATTTGTCTGACAATAGCGCATGAGATGATCCTTGAAATTGTCATCAACCATGATTGAATTCATATTAACATAATCCTGATTTGTATATATGTTTAATATGAACTGTTTGGCGTGTAATAAACCAAGATCCATGTATATGGCACCAACTAAAGCTTCAAAAACATCCTCTAAAATTTTTGGATTTTTATTCCATTCATTACGCATACCCTTTTCGTCCATTTGAACCCAGTTATATAATCCGAGTTTTGTCGCAATACCGGCAAGTGTTTCACCTCTAACGAGCTTTGTACGCGCTTTTGTAAGAAACCCTTCTTGTCTATTTTCATATCTATCAAATAAAAACTTTGTAATGACAAAACCTAATACAGAATCACCAATAAATTCGAGTGTTTCAAAAGAACCGTCTAAGGAATCATCTTCTTTGAGTGCAGACTTATGCCTAAATGCTTTTTGGTACAAATCTAATTTTGTTATTTTTGTACCAACAAGGGATTCGACCGAATTTCGATCGATTAACATGTTTTAATTATATTGTATATTTATTTTTAAGCCTTTTCTTCTGGTTTACTGTAATGTGGAGACAAGTACTTTTGCAAGTTCAAAAAAGTAACTTGGGTATCAGCCGGCGGCTCGAGCAAATCACGCAACTTGTCGTCGAGAACGAGTACGCGTCCGTTATCCGGGTGCTTCAAGCCTTTATCGTTGACGTATTTGTTAATTGCACGCGTCACCGTACTTCTTGAAACGAGTTCACCTTCTGGTAACTCGAGAAAAGCACGGAGTTTTTCGGAAATGACTTGTTTGCGGTTAAATCCGTTATTTTCAGCGCGCTTAGCAGCCTTTTCACCGTTTGGGTCGTCTTGTTTAGCCTTGACTTTTCTAACAAGTTTAGAGAGCGTTTTGATATCGTTTCTGAGGGCAGAGATTTCTTCGAGAACAGTTTCAAGTGACATTTTATATCTTACTTAGGCTGTCTATCTTTAAGTCTATTTTTGAAATGATATATATGTACTGAAAATAAGTAGAATAATAATCAAAATGCATAACATTTTAAAAACGTTATCTATACGTATTGGATATAGATAACCAAACGCGTATGGTTGTCTTGGAAAAACACCTTCGTCCTGACCTGGGCACCCACCAGCGCAACACCCCGATTCACATGGTATAATGTACCCCTTTTTTCGTATACCACACACTTGTTCACTATGTGGGTACGGTGTATCATAGTCAGCATAGCATCGACAATTGTCACACACCATATTATTATATAGGTAATATAATAATGGACGAAAACCTTTATTCGAAACCGGTTATTAACAGGTTTTTGAATAAAAATTTTTTCTTTAATGATCCAGTTTTAAAGAAGTATTATGAACAGGACAACTTACAGAAATTTAGAAATAGAATAAACCGTCATCATTCCGATAAATCATTCGAAAAAATGGTATATGTTATAGTTACTGATGTGATACGTGATATCATATACGAAATAATCAGTGAAATTACGGTGTTTTTAAAACCAATGGGTGATGTTATAATAAGTGGTGGCGAAGCGTTTAATATATACATGGACCGTGATGACAAGATTATTACGAGTGATATAGATACGAAATTTGCACCACGTATGAAACCTGATGAAAAGTATTTTGGTAAACTTCAAGCGATTAAGCTTTTGTTATGGAACAAACTTGGTGAAATATCGAAACGGTTTAATGCGCGAATACACAAGCGTGTAGAAACAAAAATGGGTAAAATTGGAAAATTTATAGGGTTGAGATTTCCAAGTACAGGGCCATATGTCACGAGACGGTACACTTTAATTAAGAAAACTAAAGGTGGTGCTAATAACAGACCTATAAAAAGAAACGTATTTATAGACGTCGAATTATTTGCGTTAGATCTAAAAGCGCGTTGGTATTCTCCAACTAAAAAACGTATCGAACCTTTTAATCTAGGTGGTATATTGGATATCGCGTTCATGCGTCCAAACGAGTTTGGTTACGAAGTCATAGAGACACGTAAAAAGGGTGTTACGTATCGTAACATAGCTACAAACAAAACTGTTATCAATAAAAGAATATACGTTGCTGGAAAGACTTTTTTAATAGACGATATATATCTCATGCATAAACTCGGCCTTCGCCCAGAAAAAAAAGAAAAGGATAGACAACGTATGTTAAAACTCGCTCGCATTGTAACCAAAAAGCAAATTAATTCATCTGAACACATGGATAAAATATTAAAACTTGTACACAAAACACCCAGAACACCAGCTAAGAAAATTGTACCTGCCAAATATATAAATATGCAACGAGCAAAGCGTATAAATCCATCGAAATATGTCAGTTATACAACACAACCATCGAAAGAAAAATTATCAAAACAAATCGTTTATGGTTTAGATTCGTCTATAAATAATATAAATATAGAAGGGTTTACACGAACACATGGCACAAGTCGATTCAATACAAATTCACTCCTATGGAAACCCGATACCTCTCGTTCATATATAAAAAATGAATATAATTTCAGACCAACATACCCAGTGGAGTTACCAAAGAAAATAAAGATGGAAGAAACCCTCTATGGTTTTAAACCTGTTAGAGATAAATGGGTACCCAAGCCGATACTCGAAAAATCTGCTATGATACCTTTTATTGGGTTAAAGAATTGAAACCAATGCAATATACAAATGATTTACGATACTCTCTCTAAAGGCGAAGATGGTTTATACCACACGAAAGCATTAAATGATGATAAGAAACGTCATTTTACCCAGTTAAACGGGGTAAAAGTTGTCGACGTAGACGATGAAACAGGTGAAATTTCTTTCGAAATATTGGGTGACGATAATCAGGCGAAAGTTGAATCTGTACATGTCACAAATCTTCAATCAGCTATGGAAAATAGTAAATCTTGGTTCGGTAAAGAACTCACTGAAAAGACTATTACTGGTGCGTACACCAGGGGTGAAACACTTCCAGCAGATAGAATTTCTGCGACACGTGTCTTTGATAATGCGAAAGAACTTGTTGAGTTTAACACAATAACACCAGGTGCAGTGTGTACAATTATTCTAGAATTCTCAGGACTATGGTTTGCAAAAAAAGCTTTTGGTCCATCATGGAATATTGTTCAGGTAAAAATTCACGAAGAAGAAAAAATCCCCGAACCGGAACCCGAGCCCGAGCCCGAGGAAGAAACATATCCAGACCAGTACATTATCCAAGATGAGACAGAATAAAAAAAATTGTTGATAGTATATAAAGATGAAGATGAAGATGAACAAAGTCTCGCCAAGACAGGTCTTGATTGCTCTCGCGATTGCGGTAGTAATCTACCTTATGTTCGTAAATAACAAAAAATCCACTTATTCCGTCGAAGAACGCATGTACGCGCCATATGAATACGGCATGACCGGGCCATCTGGTCACGGTGCAGTCGGACCATCCGAACCTGGTGTCGGATGTGAAATGAAGGCGGGTACCGGTCTCGCGTCTTCCCTCCTCCCACGCGAAGTCGCTTCCCAGGAAGACTTTGGTGAATTTGCCCCAGAAGATATACTTTCGGGACAAAACTTCCTTGAACCACGAGCCCAAATTGGTTTCCCAGAAACGGTCAGTGGCGCTCTTAGAAACGCGAACCAACAAATCCGCGCCGATCCACCAAACCCAAAAGAACCATTCGTATGGAACAACTCTACCATTGCCGCTGATACCATGCGTAGACCATTGTGCTAAATAATTATTTAAAGAATACAGGTATAGATTATATATAAATGTCTCAGGTTACACCTACAGATGAACTCTCGAACAGCGTCTCTAAGTTGGTTGAATTAAACAAGCAAATTACAGAAGCCCGTGAAGATATTAAGGTCTTAGTACAGGCCGAAAAATCACTCAAGTTACAAGTTAAGAAACTTATGACCGATAATGGTCTCGATGTTATTAACCTTAAGAAAGGTAAGATTTCTGTCAGGAAAAGTTCTAGAAAAACAGGGTTAAACAAAACCTCAGTCAAGGAGGGTCTCACTGCTTTTTTTGAAGGAAACGAAAACCAGGCTGAAAGTGCCTTAAAGGTTATACTCGATAACTTACCAGTAAAAGAATCTACTTCACTCGCACTCACTGGTTTGAAAGAAAAGAAACAAGAATAATGGTTTGGAGTCAATACGTATATGAAGCTACACACGGAAATGATGCTTATAACAGTGATCATGATGAAGAAATTCACATTGATGAACCTTTACATATAAACGACTGGGAATTACAACACCAGGACGATCTCCGATATATGTGGGGGATACTACAACAGTACCTGTACGATTCAGCCATGTCACATCTTATTTTAAATTTTGCAGATTATAACGATTTTGTAGAGTTTTGCTTTTATAATTCCAAATACGGAAGTTAGATTATTATGTAATGAATATATATACAAACATGCTCCCAGATATCACGTCTCAAAAAGTCGCCATCCCAGCCTCTCTTTTTTTAGCGCTCAGTCCAGGTATTCTTCTCAGAACAGATGGTTCCAAAATTGCGTTCAGAGATGGTCTTACCGGCAGAACAGCCGTCATGTTTCACGCTCTCGTATTCTTCCTTACGTTCTCCCTCGTTGCCAAAGCGATGGGTCTCGTCCTTACCAAGACGGATCTTCTCGTTACCACATCGCTCTTCCTCGCACTCAGTCCGGGTATGCTCTTGACTCTTCCACCAGGGTCCAAGGGTGTTTTCACCTCTGGTCAAACCAGTGTTCCAGCGGCATTGACACACGCGGTCGTCTTCGCAGTCGTGTTCGCTCTTTTGCGAAAGCAATTTCCTCAGTTCTATTAAGTGAGATGCCATATGAGTATCTTGTCATTGGACCCGGTGCTATGGGTATATTTACCATGCTAGGGTATCTTAAAACAATAGAACATAAACTACAAAATGTAAAAGGGTATTCAGGTGCCTCCGCGGGTGCAATTATATGTACATTTTTAGCGATGGGATTTTCTGTAGAACACACACTAAACAAACTTCTCGAATTAGAACCAAACAAATTGGTAAAACTGAATTTGAAATGTTTTTTAAATTCATATGGTTTAGTTGATTTAAAACCGGTACGACAAAAACTTGTTGATATTTTGGGTTCGGATCCTACATTTTCAGAAATAGATAAAACGTTATACGTTTCGGCATTCTGTTTAAATTCGTCAAAAACTGAATACTTTTCAAAATTTTCCCACCCAGACATGAAAGTTATAGATGCTTTGTGTATGAGTATAGCTATACCATTTATATTTTCATCGTACAGATATAATGGTTTGGTTTATATAGATGGTGGTACGTTAGAAATGTTACCAACAGCACCTTTTCTCGACAAAAAGCCGCATGATATATTGTGTGTACGTATGAAAATGGAATCACAGTTTATAGAAGAGATAAAAAACCCAAAACAATTTGCCGAAGCACTTATAGCGTCAACTTTGAATAATAGAAAAAATAACAGTATAGAAAACAGTAAAATTATTGATATAGATATAGGTCAGGTTGATGTTTTTAATTTTAACATGTCATATGAAGACAAACTCCAATTATACACGAAAGGCATATCGCTATAACTTTTTTGTTGGGTTATATCAATATGGATGCGTGTGATCCAGGACTAGATATTAGCAATCTTAAAACACTCATCAAACAGAATACAGGCGCGGATATTACATTGTCTAAACAACAAATATGCGATGTATATGCGTCTATCCAGGGTGGTAAGTTACCTTTACCCCCTTTAATTCTTAGTAAAGATGGTTCATATTTAACGGATGGGAAATCACCGTTAACACGAAAAGATTTTGATACTCTTTTCAGATCAACGACGAAAGTTGAAGAATTGCGTAGAATAGCTAAGAAAGTTGGTGTTGTTCGATACGCGGATAAAAAGTTGACAAAACGACAACTTACCGATATAATTGGTCGTCGTCTTCATTCTATGAAAGTACATGAACCTATTAAGTTACGGTCCGTACAGAAAAAGGAAATTCAGAAAAATGCATTTAATAACTTGAACCGAGTTAACGAAAATGTGAATCGTGTAAATTCAAACTTTAATACAAACAACGGTTTAGGTGGAAACGTGAAAAACGGATTAAGGAGAAACATGAACAATGGTTTAGGTGGAAACGTGAACAACGGATTAAGGAGAAACGTGAACAATGGTTTAGGTGGAAACGTAAACAATAGTTTAAGTGGAAACGTGAACAACGGATTAAGGAGAAACGTGAACAATGGTTTAG